GAAAAAACAGCACCAGCAGCAGCTATGGTACAAAAACCAGAACCTAAAGATCCTGCTGTTATAGAAAAATTAAATGCTTTATCTGATGAAGAAAAAGTACAGTTAGATATGGTATTAGCTCCAAGTTTAGCAACCATATTAAAAAAAATAGCACCTGATGCAAGTTCAGTAATAGATCAATTTACAAGTACAGAAGAAAATGTTGTATTACCAGTATCAGTAGTAAAGAATTTTGCAGTTAGAAAATATCCAAGTTCTAGCGAGCAGGAATCCGTACAAGGATTCGTTACAGAATTGTCTGAGTCACAATCAGATAATACAAATGTGCCACCTGAAAATATGCAGGCATCTAATACTAATCCTAATGGCATGATGGCTCCAGAGCCTAATGTTATGGAAGAAGATACAGATGCAATAGATCAAGGTCTAGTATAATTTCAGCCCACAAATTATGGAAGTGAGCTACCCTTATCCATAAGGCACTCAACCTATGAGGATAAAATAATGGAAGAAGAAAAAAACTTAGCTGAAGTTTCAAAAGAAACAGAAGCTAAACAAGAAACTAAACTTTTTAAAAAGCCTGAAGGCAAAGCAATGTATCAAAAACAAAGAGATGATGTTGATGATGCAGAAACTGAAGCATTCGCAAGAGGTGAATTAAATAAGTTTAATGAAGAGAAAGCAGAAACAGCAACCGTTCAAAAGGACACAGAAACATCTGAAGAAATTGCAAGCTCGGATATTAATGCTACTCCTTCGACTGAACGCCCTGAAAATGCAGAAGATCGTGTTTTTAAGAAACGTTATGACGATTTAAAAAAACACTATGATTCTACTTTATTTAAGCACAAAGATGAAGTTAGAACTTTAAGAACGCAATTGGAAACATCTACTAAAGAGTTTGTTCCACCTAAGTCTAAAGATGAACTTGAGGCTTGGAGACAAGAGTATCCTGATGTTTATGATATGGTTGAAACCATAGCTATGACAAAGGCTGATACTAGAGCAAAGGAGATTGAGGAGAAATACCAAAATCTACAAGCTCAACAGGAACAAGTTAGTAAGGAAAAAGCAGAAGTAGAATTGTTAAAGATGCATCCTGACTTTAGTGAGATTCGTCAAAAAGATGAATTTCATCAATGGGCTAGTAAACAAGATCCAGTTATACAAAGTTGGTTGTATGAAAATACATCTAATGCACAGTTAGCTGGAAGAGCTATTGACCTTTATAAAATGGACAATGGTACTAGTAAATTGAATAAGAAACAGGAAACATCTATTAAAAAGGAAGCAGCTAAAGCTGTGACTAAAACTACTAAAGCTACAGAATCAGATATTCCCACAAAGAAAATCTGGTCTAATTCTGAAATAGCTAAGATGAACCCAAGAACGTTTGCAAAGTACGAAGCTGAAATCGATGAAGCTACAAGAGAAGGTAGAATTCAACCTTAAACTAACAACTATAAACAATAGGCAAACATTATGGCAACAATGGGAAAAGCGTCTGGATACCAAAACTTACCTACGGGTAATTGGGCTCCAGCAATTTATAGTCAGAAGGTTCAAAAGTTTTTCAGAAGAGCATCAGTTGTAGAAGATATTACAAATACTGATTACGCTGGAGAAATTGAAAATTTTGGCGACACAGTAAACATAATCAAAGAGCCTTCAATTACAGTGAATGACTACGCTAGAGGTCAAACAGTAAACACAGAAACACTTGCAGACGATCAAATTCAATTGACAGTCGACCAAGGTTCGTACTTTGCGTTTAAAGTAGATGACATCGAAGAAAGACAATCACATGTAAACTTTGAAGCTCTTGCAACTTCTTCAGGTGCTTATGCACTTAAAAAGAACTACGACTTTAATGTATTAAGTGCAATTTACTCTGGAGCGAGTACTTCAGCAGCTAATACAGGAACAGACGGTTCACCTATCGATGGTGATGCAGCAGCTGACACATTAACAGATATTATGTCAGCAGCTAAAACAGTTCTTGATGGTCAAGATGTACCAGAAGAAAATAGATGGTTCGTTGCACCACCAGCTTTCTATCAACAAATTAGAAAAGCAGGTGCGAAAATTATGGATCAATCTGTAATGAACGATGGTTCAGCTTCAGCTATGAGAAATGGTATGATTACAGACAGACCTTTATTTGGTTTTAGAATGTACTCTACTAATGCAATAGCTGTATCAAGCGGATCAGCAGCAAGTAAAACTTTTGGATCAGCAGGTTCTAATGAATATGCTTTCCTTTATGGACATCAAGGTGCAGTAGCAACTGCAAACCATATTGCGAAAACTGAGCTTATCAGAGACCCTGATTCATTTTCAGACATAGTTAGAGGATTGCACGTTTTTGGAAGAAAAGTTCTAAGAACTGAAGCAGTTTACTCTGGCGTAATAACAATCGGTTAATTAGAAGGAGATAACTAGATATGGCAACTTATACAGTAACAGGAGTTGGTGGTACTACAGGACATCCGTCTAATGGTAGAACACCTTACTTAGTAGAAAACACAATCGACATATCAGCAATTAATAGTGCAGCAGGAACAGCAATAGGAGATGTAATTCAAGCTCTTGATATCCCTGCAGAAACATTAATTATGGAAGCAGGAATCGAAGTACTTACTGCGTTATCAAGTTCAGTTACTATGGACTTAGGTATAACAGGGGGTGTTGTTGATACTTATGCGGATGGTGATACAAACGCAACAGGTTATTCAGCACTTTCAACAGATGCTAGAGTTATATCAGCATCAGCTGATACTCTAGATGTACTTACATTAGTAGCAGCTTCAAGTGCGGGTAAAATCCGTGTTTGGGCAGTACTATGTGATGTATCAGGTATCGATGAAACTGATCATAACTAATAGATAGATAACTTTAAGGGGGGTAGTAATATCCCCCTTAGATAACACCCCTTATAACATTTAGGAAACTTATGGCTACATATAATTTAATAAACAAAACTAGTGCAAGCACAGGTCAAAAGATTATTGCATTAGGTAATAATAATGATGTAAGGTTAAAGAATTTAGAAAATAAAGTTGCAGAACAATCTGATAAACTAGATCAGATTACTGCACTACTCAATGAAATATCAAAAAAGACATCAGCTTCTTGAGATAATTTCTGAGTACAAATCTGATAATACTGCACTAAAAAAGCAGATTGATGATTTAAAAAAGCAATTAGATGATGCAGAATCTCGTATTAAAAGATTATTAATTAGATGCGAACAGTTTGCAGAAGACAATAATGAAAAAGAGGAATAGATATGGCGACAACTTATTTAGTATTATCAAATAGAGTACTCAGAGAATTAAATGAAGTTGAAATGACTTCATCTAATTTTTCTAGCAGCCGTGGTATTCAAACTGCTGTTAAAGATTTTGTTAATAAATCTGTTCACGATATTTACAATGAGAGCGTAGAGATACCTCTTTTACACACATCAACGACTCAAGCTACTTACACTGGAGACAGTGAATACACATTTCCATCGGATATGCGTAGAGTAGATTTTGAGTCTTTTTTTTTAAAACCAAATGAATTAATTACTAATGGTGAGTTTACATCTAATATTACTAGCTGGACTACAATAGCAGGTGCAGGAAGTGCAGCTTATAATAGTAGTGGCAATGGTAGATTAAGATTAAATGATTATGCAGCATATCAATCAATATCAACTGTTGTAAATAAAACTTATAATCTACAAGTAAGAGTATTAGATTCAGAAGGCACAGGTGCTGCTTTAAAAGTACAAGTGGGTACAGCAGCAGAAGGAACACAAAATTTAAACACAACATTAACAGTAACTGATTTTAATGCAGGTAATATACTAGATGTACAATTTACTGCAACATCACAAACAACTTTTATAACTGTTAATAATACAACTACAGCTACTAATTTAGATGTAGATTATGTAAGAGTATCTAGAGCAGATATAACAACTAGAAAATTAAAATGTATATCATATGATGATTACATGCAAAGATTTAAAGAACAAGATTCACAAAATAATAGTGGTCACTATGGTATGCCACAATATGTGTATAGAAAACCAGACTATAGTTCTTTTGGCTTAACTCCTATACCTGATAAAAATGATTATTTAATTAGTTATGAGTATTTTACAACTCATACAGACTTGTCAGCACATGGAGATACAATGGGATTACCAGATAGATTTGGTCCATTAGTTGTAGAT